GTTTAGTCCCCGTATATCAACGGCTTCCTCAAAAAACGAAAATATGTTTCCTTTAAACCCACAGCTAAAACAGTTAAACACTCCACTTAGCTTACTAACTCTAAGAGAGGGGTTTCTATCCTCATGTTCTGGATTTAAGCATCTAATTAGAAAATCCTGCCCCGATATTTGGAACCGTATATTCTTCTTAGATAGAAGTTCTTGTACTTCCATTACTCCTCTCCTTCCATGTCGGACATTAGTTGTGCTTTATCTTTAGGGTTCATAGCAGGAGCTGGCCCGATCTTTAACGTATCCCAATTCATTTCGCTAGTAAATGAATCCATCGGGCCATTCCTCATTTTCTTACATTCAAAACTTATACAATTATCTTTCTGTTCCCAAGTCTCCAAGGAGAATGCCGAATCAGCAGCATCAAGAATGCCTTTTGCGAAGCGCGCTTCGCCTGTTGCATCAGTTTGGTAAGGAGAGAAAACCAATAGTTCGTATTCCTGGGCATACTGCTTTAGAGCCTTACTTACTTCTATTTGCTCTGTCCAGTCATACTGCCCGTTCCTATTCGGAATATTGGATCTCTTTACTTGGTTTAAGTAATCAACAATAACTATAGATAAGTTTTGTGTTGATACTCTGTGTTCAATCTCTGACTTAATCTTAGCGAGAGTAAGTGCAGGGTCGTACACTATGTCCAACTGGACATCTTGTCGTAAGGGTAGCTTTGTTATATTCTTCTGAAACTCTGGAAAGTCTCTATCTTTACTAGAAAGGTAACTATCTAATACGTCGGCAGAGTCTTCAAACCTAGTCGCTTGAAACTTAGCAAGAATCTCCATCTCGTTCTTAGAAATCATACGAGAGTTTAACCTGTCCATAGGAATATCTGTAGCTAAGGATACCATACGCCGAAAGGTCTGTTCCTTAGTCATTTCTATACTAAAGTATAGCGAGCTGTGCCCTTGTAAATACTGATTAACAGCAATATTAGTACAAGAAAAGGATTTACCTGCGCCTCTACGTCCACCTAGCAGCACTAGGTCTTGCTTAGCAAAGCGTAACCCTTGGTCAAACTCATCGTTTAAACCAAGACTTATAAAGTTTTTCAGATCCTCTTCTGTTTGAAAAAGCTCTATCTTCTGCATGCTTACAGAATCTATTTCAAGGTCTATGTTATCTTTCACTTTGATAACAATATTTTCTAGCGCCTCTACGTTTTCTTCTGCCCTAGACATAGCAACAGACCTATCCAGATATGTATCAACTTCTGATAGTATCATATCTTGAGCATACTCATTCTTTAAGTATTCTAGTAATAGGTACGGCTCCGAGTCTACGTCAGTAGATTCCAAGGCCGCTATTTTCTCTTGTACTTCCCGGCTGGGAATACTGAGCTTTAGGTCATCGAAGGTAGGTAGAGAGTTCTCTGAGTCAAAATGCTTAGAGACGGCTCGGAAAATTGAATGAAATTCTTTAGGTAAATATTCAAGACGTAAACTGCCCCAGGTTTCTATATCCTGTTCTCTAATAATAGAACTGATAAGAGCTGTGGCTATATTCATAAGCTGTCTTGTTTTTTAGGCGTAAATAAAAGGCGGAGTGCTATAATGCACCCCACCTTCCAGTGGAAAAGAAGTGTGCTATTAGCTAGACGCTTCTTTCTTATTAGGGTAATCTGCTGCCTGCAGGCCACGACGTGTAATCATAGTTTTTACACCTCGAACAGTCTTACCAATGTCTTCAGCGATCTGATCCACGGTCATACCACTAAGATCGCCCAGTGCTTCCAAGGGATCTACTGCTGATCCTTTCATGTCGCGTTGAGCAGGGATAGCCTCAATCTGTCCAGAACGGAGCAGAGATAGGGCTTTACCTCGAATAGAGTTAACAGGACGATCCAACGCCTCTGCGATCTCTTCTACAAAAGATCCTTCTCCTACCATTTCAAGGAATGTATCCTCTTCATCGTCTGAGTAAGTCTTAGTACTTGCAGGCTTCTCGGTTCGTTTCACATGATCTGTGAGTTCCATGCTAAGAACCTTGCCTTGAATGGATTTTGCAGAGTATTTACCTTTGGCAAATGCTTCTGCGATATCTCCATATGTGTAGTCGCCTGAGTTAGATACTACAAACTCTCGTAGAGTCTCTTCTTCTTCCGAAGTAAAAGCTCGTTGAGTGCCTGTAGACGCAGGTTCAACATCAAAACCCATTTTTCTCAGCTTCGAGGAAACTGATCGGGTGCTAGTGTCGAGGCTGTCCGCAGCTTCAGCAACAGTTGCTTGGGATACGGGGCTTTCATCACCGACAAATTCAGTTAGCGTGTCGGTACGCTCGTCAGTCCACTTAGGTACTGCCATTTTAAATCTCCAATAAATCTTTGATATCAGTTATGATAATAATTCCCATTGCTTCTGCTTTTTTAGTTTTAGCAGAGGCAAGGGCACTTTCATTTACTAAGTACTTAGTGTCCTTAGTAATGGAGGTTTTTACATTATAGCCTTTGTTTTGTAACTCAGTTTTAGCCACATCCTTTGTCTTAAAGGATACTAGCTTTCCTGTAATTACAACTACGGGGCCTGTACTAACCTTACTTCTTTCAGCATTCTTCCAACTAAGTGGAAGAACTTGGTATTTATGCTGGTAGTCATTCTCGAACCACTGCATAAAATTATTAGTTGTTTTCTCGCCAATCCCTGCTTCTAGGAGTACTTGCTCTGTTATATCAGTGATATCATTTATTTTTGAGCATAACTTCTCTGAAGCTGTTTTGCCGAACAACGGTATAGAAAACGATGATAGTATAGTTCTAAGACCAATTTTCTTACTAATCTCTATTTGGTTTAACAACTTAGTTGTTAAGGGTACGCTGCCTAGTTTATCGTACACAATGTTTTCGTCTAAAGCATATATATCGCTTATGTCGCTTAACTCCAGTTTAGATATAGTTGCAGGGCCTAGACCCTTTATTTTCATATTAGTTGCAAAACTAGAAATAACTTTCTGTAGCTTTTGGCTACAGGATCTGTTTTTACAATAAAGTAAATCATTCACTCGCACTAAAACAGAGTTACACCCTGGACAGTTTGTGGGAGGACTTATTTCTTTCAAGATACTTCTTTCCTAAAATGAGTGTATATTATACTAAATGAGACAGAGAATGTCAAGAATTATTTTTCAATACGTTTTATAATTCTAGGTATTATGTCCCCGCTTCTTATTACTTCAACCTGGCAGCCTATCTCTAGGTTTAGGTCTTTTATATACTGAATGTTGTGAAGGGTGGCTCTTGATATATTAGCACCATCAATCACTATAGGATCAAGGATAGCTACAGGACTAATTACTCCTGACTTACCCACCTGCCACACAACATCTAGTAAAGTAGTTTCCACACCCGCCTTTCTTTCTTTAAGAGCGAAAGCACCTTTAGGGTGGTGGGAGGTTTTGCCTTGGTCTTGATAATCCTTGTTATCATCAATCCTATAGACAATCCCATCCTGAGGAAAATGATCGTAGTTACCTTCCGTCACGACTGAAAACCCAAAACTACTAAGTAGTTCCATGTCTTCTGAAAACGTACTTCGTCGAGAAGGAGAGCAACCATGAACAATAAAGGACAGATCGCGGGAGATAAACTCATCTATGCTTTTTAGATTAAGGGAACCTGCTGCATAGTTTCTAGAGTTTGGTATTGACTTGGGAGAAACTACTTCTCCCACGATCTGTATAAGAATGTCCTCTATAGGTATCGAGGAGGGAGCCAGTCCTTTGGCGATGAACTTCTCTGTTATATCAACACCTTCCTTGCCGTCCCCTCTAGTAAGGATCTGAACAAGTTTACCTGATCCGTAGGACAAGGCAACTGAAGCACCATCTAGCTTTGGAGTGGCTAGTAGCTTTCCAGGGTACACAGAGAGAGGACTTGCCCCCTCCTCTTCATAGTGTTTTTGCAAACTATATAGAGGATATGTATGAGTAAACTTCTTGGTTTCATCTTCTGGTAATGTATATCCTACTTCGTCCCATGATGCTTGCGCGCACAGGCCATCGAACTCTTCATCTGATAGGATGGGAGAGCCTTCATAATAAGCCTTAGCTGCTATCTCTATTAGCTCTGCTCTTTCAGAAGGGGATTTATCAGTCACTAAAATTAATTCCTCAAGTTGTTTAATATTTAGAGTATTATCGCAAAAATTTAAGAAAATGTCAAGAACTATTTAAACCTATGCTTGATATATTGTTTCAAACGTCTCTCTAAAATGCTCTATGATCTGCTCCTTACTTTCTGCCAATGAAAGTATTTCTACTAGCCCTATGAAAAGTTCGTAAGAATTTGTTAAGTCTAGAGGTATCGAGATACCTTTAGTAGAGGGCATGGCGTCTCCATCAAAGTTAAGATAGTACTCTCGTAAGTGCAAATACTCTTTGCCATTGAAAGTATTAATAGTTAACCTAACTTGCCTACCGTCTTCATACTCATGAACTACTTTATTGTACTGTTCTATAGACTCTGCTTCATACACTGGGTATGTCTCCATTTTTTAGGATGGAGGCCAGCGGCACAATGCTAGTTATGTTGTCGGTCTTTAATAGTCTATAGGAATCAGTATCCCAGCAAAATAGTAAAAGAGTTGAAGAGCTTTCTTTAGCCCTATTTTTCTTTTGCGTTATGTACTTTGTAGAGAAATCCAAGGTACATACATTGTACTTTAGTTTTCTTGAGTTTGTGCTTCTATAGGTTATTACAGCATCGCCGTACTTCTCTATTAGCTCTTGTGCTTCTAATTTTTTCATTACGAATTTTCCATTTAATTAAAAAATCCGCAACTTAAACCGTTACTATTGTTTGGGTGCGTCTAACTCTAAAGCGTGAAACTTGGGAGTTCTATCCGGCATTTCACTATAAAGTCTTTTGTTCAGGTCTTCAATAGATACATATGTCAAGTATGAATTAATCGAAGAGTCTGGACTCATGGAATAAAGTTTTATTCCTAGCGGTGCACACATTAGTGACAATTTATATAAGTATACGCTTAATTGCTCATATAACTTAGAATTCCACTCTTGGTGTGCGCCTGTTAACGATACCGAGCTGTCCCAGTAGTCCCCTTCTGAATTAGAAAAGTCTGAGCCTGCAATATATATCTCCCTATGTCCCATCCATAGGATTATATTAAGCATCGTTGCAAAGG